CACCATCTTTTAGCATAGACGCTACCACTGCTAGAATCTCTTTATGATCAAACAGTTCAGTCTGGCTTTCGTGGTGATTAACAAGTTCTGCTTCTAATTGCTTAATGTCGGATGTATCGATCTCTTCAACTTCTTGCTGTGCGCCATCAAGTTCTTTCTTAATAGACTTGCATGTATTCATGCCAATCTTGACGTTTGCTCTATGCTCACTGACAGAGATATTCTTTTCGGATATAGTATCTTCTACAAGATCAATAGCACATAGACGCTCATCGACCACTACACTCTTATGTCCAATCTCTTCTTTTGCTGTTTCGATTTCTGTTGCTTTTGATCGTGAGGATTCGATTGTTTCTTCTTTAAATTCGTGTTCGATCCCTTGTTTACAGGTTGGACAGTTGTCATGCTTTTGGTAGAATTCAACGTCTTTACGTAACTTGTTAAGCCTGGTTGTAAGATCATGGTTTACCTCTTGAAACTCTGCTAACTTCTTTTTCTGTTCGGCTTTGTCGCCAATACTGTTATTTAGTTCTTCGATAGCATCAAGTAAGACTTCCATCTTTGCTTGCTCTTCTTCAACAAACACAACTTGGTCTTTCAACTTATCTTTTAGCTTACCTACTTCGGTCTCTTTGATCTTTCTGATAGACTCGTTATGCGTCTTAGCACTGTCAATCTTATTGTCAAGTAGATCAATCTGATACTTGATATCAGTGATTTCACTCTTATTGTCAGACAGTCTTTCCTTCAACAAAGTATTCATTGTAGTGAAGATTTGAATGTCTAGAAGGTCTTCAATGATGTCTCTTCGCTCACCAGTTTTCAACTGCATGAATGGTACAAACGTAGAACTACCTAATACAACTACTTGACCAAAAGACTTATAGTTAAGCTTTAGAATAGTTTCTTCTAGATATGTCTGGTAGTCACGGGCAGCCGCATCTTGGTTTAGCAGTTCGCCATTCTTCCACACTTCGAATATGCCTGGCTTAATGCCACGCTTAATCATATAAGCATTGCCGCTTATACTGAAGTATGCTTCTACTAGCAGTTCTTTATTGTTAACACTGTTTAGTAGCTGGTACTTATTGATCTTTCTAAAGGGTTTACCATATAACGCAAAAGTCAGAGCATCAAGCATGGTCGACTTACCAGCTCCATTATCTCCAACGATAAGCGTAGACTTGCTTCGGTTTAAAAAAACTTCTGTGAAAGTATTACCAGTACTTAAAATGTTCTTATAACGAACCTTTTCAAATAGTATCATAAATTAATAGCCTCATTATGTAACTCTTGCAGAACTTTTTCAATCTTAGTTTTGTCTGTACTAATCTCTAAGTTCTGGACGTATTGCTTCAATATAGTCAACGTATCTTGTGCTTCATCGACCAGTTCACTCTCATCGATCACATCTAAGTTCATATGATCTTCGACAACCTTAATATCACAAGGTGAGGCTGCCTGTAGTCTATCTAAGAACAAATCAAAGATATATGGGTTAGTCTTGTTTCTGACAATAACTTTAATGAAAGTATCTTTCAATTGAGTAGTGTCTAAGTGTGCAATGTCTTCGATAGTCATATCAGCATCATCATACATGATCTTATGGAATAGACTAAACGGATTACGAATGTATTCCATCTTACGAGAGTCAGTATCGAATACACTGAAACCACGCTTCTGATCATGATCGGACCAAGTCATTTCATACTGGGCACCTAGATAGGATATGTTACCAATAGAAGACGGCTGATGAAAGTGACCAGAATATACTGAATCAAACTTAGCAAACGTACTACGGTCCATACCATCAGCACATAGATGTCCTTTGTCCATCTCGTAACCAGTGATCTCAAAGTGACCCATGAGTATCTGTGCTTTCGTATCAGCCATTGCTTTCATGGACTCTGACCAGTTATCAGAACACAGCCAAGGAGCAAGCATAATCTTACACCCATCCATATCTAACTCAACTGGCTTTTCCCAATACAGATGTAAATTTTTATGGCTTGTATTGCCATATAACTGTCTGAGACTGTTTACATCATTAGTGTTCTTAAAGTAAGTATCATGGTTGCCAGCGATCATATACATTTCGATGCCTTCATCGGCACACACTTTCATGAAATGATCTTCAAGGTTCTTGGCAGTAACGAAATTGATATACTTACGCCGATCTGTAACATCGCCTAAGTGAAAGATAGTTTTGATATTATTTTCACGTAGATGTGGGAAGAAAACTTCCCGATAGAACTTTATCTGATGTTCAGCAATTGCGGCATTATCATTTCTCGCACCCCAATGTGTATCATTTAGGATAGCAATCTTCATTCTTTAGCCTCTTTTTTATCCTCATCCATAAATTTCTCTAGACCCTTCTTGGCTTTCGTTTGTGCCTTCTTCTTATCGTCCATCTTCTTTTCATAGCCACGAACAAAGTCAGTCATGTAGTCATTGTTTAGATCAATATAGCCTGGTTCACCATTGCGATCAACACTACCTTCTGCATGATCTACAGCAGTACCAGTCATAACAGAATTCTCTGTGACCTTGTGTTTGATGTACAGTTGCTTCTTCTCTTTGTCAATTCTTCGCAAGAACGCATACCAAATAATCTGTGTAAAATAAGCAAACGGATTATGGGACTTGTTCGGATCAAAGTTACCTAGTGCTTGTATCGCATTCTCCAAACCATCACTGATCATCTCATCTTTATACGAGTATCCTGAGAAGTTAGGCTTAGATGCAAGCCTAGTAGATATCTGATAGATACAATGTCCGATGTAGTTGGGTATCTGCGGTCTTTTGTCACCAGAATCCTCTGCTTCACTGCATAGCTTTTTATATGCTATGATAGCTTCCAGAAACTCTGGATTGTTAACGTAATTTCTCTTTGCCATGCATTTCACTCCTTATTGTGTACAAGTATAACCTATTGCAGTGCTTTTGTCAAGCACAAAATAATGTAATAATAATCTAAAAAAGACTTGACATCCCTGAGGAATAGTGTATAATTGAGTTATACGAATTTAAGAACATTAATGCTTTATAGAGTCTTTTGACTCCATGTATGCTACAAGCACATCTTCAATCTCTTCGTACTCTTCTTGTCTCTCTTCTTCTCTGGCTCTTAGACTCTTTAGTTCTGTGAGTCGTTCAGCAAATGAATCGTAGTATTCGATTGCTTTAACATTTGCTTCTCCCCAAAAGACTATATCTCCGAGTGACAGGTCCACGCTGTTGGCTTCTGATAAGAGCATCCAACTCTTAGCAAAGAATCCGTGAACTGGGTGTATTTTGACTTGTATTGGATTTTCAACAGTAACTTCATTATCATCACGCTTAACGAGATTACCTATTAAATCATCACCTGTTTTCATCTTGATATGAATAAGCATCTAATCTCCCTTTATGTTAACATTATATATACGAAATTCAAAACCTTCTTCGTTGTAGACTTTCACTCTTTCCATAAAATGTTTAGTTGCAAAGTTCTTACTACTCTTCCACTGTAGATCATCGACTATATCATATAGAGTGGCTTTAGTGTTATCTTTACTTTTACGTAATACACGACCTATTGATTGTAAGTTTCGTATCTTCGATTTACTAGGGCTTGCAAAGACGATATTATCCAAACGCTTAATATTAACACCAGTGCTGAAAGTACCATAACTAGCGAGAATAATATTATTATTGCTTGACTCAACCAAGTGCCTAACTGCTTCACGCTCGTCAGCACCAACACCTCCGTAGATAAAGTGTACGGTTTTGTTACCTCCCTCAAGCATCGGATGTAGTATCTTGCCGTGCTTTTCAACGAACTGAAAAAGGATAAGCGTGTTTCCTTCGAGGCTATGTGCGAGGTTTCTGATGTATTTGTTTCTTGCTTCATTGCCAACTATCCAGTCAATTTCTTCTTGATAACTCTTATTCTTATTTAGCTTCCTAATTTCATCAGGATATTGAAGAACGATTGCAGTGATGCCAAAGTCTGCGAGTGTGTTATCTTCGATGAGTTTCTTAGTCTTTGTGACTTCGTAGACTGATCCAAAAAGACCTTCTAATACAAGTTTATGTGTCTGAGTACCATCTAATGTACCAGTAAACCCATATCTATATTGACACTCAGGCATTTTTTCTAGTACTTTAGTCAGCGACTTAGCCTTAAACAAGTGTGCCTCATCTCCTACTACAACGTCAAACTTAGCGAACCAATCCTTTCGTAACTTGTACACAGATTGCCAAGTTGTGATGGTTATGTCTGCGTCAACATTCTTATCGATGCCACCACGAATTTTATGTATTGACAACTCGTTACCATTGTTATATTCAACAAAGTCTGAAGCCATTTGCTCGACTAGTGAAGTAGTTGGTACAACAATCAAAACCTTTCTGTCATGTGCATCTACGTGAAAACGAGTCAGTAGATATATGATGAAAGATTTACCAGATGCGGTTGGTGATAAAAGCATTGCTCTTTCACTACGTAATGCATGAACAACTGCTTCATTCTGATAGTCACGTGGCACGAATGGTGAATTGAATTCTTTTGCAAGTTGCATGCCAGCATCATCATTCACTACATTGTTAGGCACTAAGCCTTTATCAATTGTTACGTGATACTCTCTTGTATTACAGAACTTGAGTATGTATGGGATTAGTCCAGCATAGATCATGCCAGTCATTGTGTTCAATAGACGTATCTTGCCGTCCCAAACTTTGTTTCGAACAGCAGGCATGAACTTAGCACCAGGCACTTCGAATGTGAAGTACTCGCTCATTTCCATCTTGATCCCTGGGTCAGCGTTTACTCTTATGTAAACGTCATCGACCTTTTCAATACTCACATTATCCATTAAGCACCTGTTCTAAACCGCTCCCAGTCTATAATTGATTTGATTTGAAATCCACGATTGTTTATCTGTTTGATAATAGACTCAAGATACTCTACCTTTTGTTCCTGCGCTCCTATCTTCAACGATGACTCGATGATGTCATCATCTGAATCTATGTAAGAAGGAATATCTTGTCGTAGAATTTTGAGTGGTTGTGGTTCCCACCCATACTGCTTCAGTTCACTAATATCTAGTTCGCCTCTGTAGTACTCAGTCTTTAGTCTGTGTAGCTTTTTGTAGTCAGCCTTCATCTTCTTCAGGAGATAGCCTTCTCCCATATAGAATTTGAAGTACTTGTTGTGAAGCTTTGGTATCTCAGAGGACTCTCTAGAGATGTTGATGGTGTCTACTGGACCATCTTTTTCCCATTCTTTAATAATATCATCTATCTTCATTCATATCTCCATAATTAAGTACGTGTATAACTATACTAGTCTACACGAAGTTCATCAAAAAGTCAACCTTAAACGTCTATTGTATAGCTACTATATTTAAATGTAACGTCAAACGTAGGTGGTACAACATCTGAATCTGAAGTATTTAGCTGTATTGGACCAACGGTAATTGGAAAACAATCTGTGAACGATAACTTGATATTCGCATTTTTGTTACTGTTCATTATTAGTAGTGAAGCATCTGACATAGCACCGCCACCATCTGTATTAGTTCTATTTGAATCTCCTACTTGAGGAGCACCAAGTCCACTATATCCTGTAAAGCCTTCTGATCTAGTTACAGCAGTAAGCCAGTTCCAGCACTCACGAAAAGATGTCAAGTTCTCATCTGCAACTACTGTGATATTCAGGTCATCAAAGATTAGTTTATCGCCTGGTGTGTATATGTTCTTAAACGGAGTCGATCTTTCAGCATAGCCAGAACCAATGCCAGGCAAGTTGATTTGCTGAACGTAAAACTCTGTATTAGGCAGCCTCGCAAAGACTAGCTTAAACTCTACTGGCGATAAGAAATTTGATGTTGACATGATATCCTCTATCAAAGTTGTATAGTACTATTTATATAGCGTATGGTAGACGATAGCGAACTTTAGTGGGTCGCCTCTATTAAGTATCACGCCCCATGATACTCTGCCATACTGTTATATTTATACAGACAAAAAAAAGAGGCTCCGAAGAGCCTCTTAAAGTCAGTTGGGTTATTTCTAATCTTCCCGATCAGAGTCCCAATCTTATTTTTATAGCAAGTTAGAAACTGCTGTACGACGGTAGTACACGTTAGAGTTGGCAGTAAGTGCGCCATTACCAACAGTAGTACCTTGTGCGAATGGGTTAGAAACCATTCCGTAACGAGTTTTGAAGCCCAGTTTTGACTGGAAGCTGTTCTCGCCAACTGCACGAACCATTTGTAACGGTACATATGGGCAATAGAAAAGACCAGCATCAAATGCGCTAGAACCTTTATAACCTACTACCATGTAGTTTGCACCGGCATATGGATCGATGTACACTCTAAAGCGACCGTTAAGAACACCAGCAAATGTGTTGCCTGTGTCATCTGGGTTCAAGTTGTTAGAGTTAAGTGCTGGAGTGTAATCAAGAACACCAGCCATTTGAAGTGCAGAAGCAACATCAGATGAACATACGATCATGTTACCTTTTCCTCTACGAGTGTCTTTAGCGATTTGATTCGCTTCTTTCTCGATTTGGAACATCAAGCCTTTGAACTTCTCTACTGACCAACGGCCATTAGCATCAACGTCTAAGTTGAAAGTACCGTTCACAGCTACTCCACCTTGAGAACCAGCAACAGCGTTTGAATACACTGTACGGATTACTTCACGGTTGATTTCAGCAAGCAACTCAGCAGACAACATGTTTGCTAACTCAGTCTCAGCATCCAAACCATGGATAGCTTTAAGGTCTTGAGCAAGTTCAGTTGTGTACTCAGCTTTCAAAGCACGTGACTTAGCAGTTACAGATACTTTTTCGATTGAGAAAGACATCTGAGCGAACTCATCACCTGCTCCATCACCCAAAGCTTCTGCATCAGCAGTAGCAAGGCCAGTACCAGTTGTTTCTGATCCTGCACCCAATGCGTTAGCATGAGTACCAGCACCGGAGTAATCGGTATCTGCTTCGCCGTAGAAGGCTTCTGGCTTACCAGATGTGTCTTCGTACTTAGAACGCATAGCGAAGATCAAGCCAGTTGGGCCAGTCATCGGCTGTACGCCTGCGATATCATATGCAACCAAGTTAGGCATTGCACGGCGTACTAGTGAGATCAGTACGGGATCATATTTAGCCATATCAGCAGTAGAGTTAGCTGGTGCGGCTTCTGAAAGCAAAGATCCAGTGCCAAGGCTTTCACCTTCACGCATTGATTCTTCAGTGTTCTCCAAAAGAGTTGCCGTTACGGCCGCTCTGTGAGAATCTTGGATGCCGGGCAGAGCGCCATGCTCTAGAATCGGCTTCCACTTTTGCATTAGTTCTTCATTTCTCATTGTGGTTCTCCTTTTTTGAGATTTTACTTAGTATTATTTATATAAAATTTATTTTGCGGCAAAGCGGCCAAGCGATTCCGCATAACGAGCCATCGACGGATCAATAACAGGTTTTGCTTCTTCCGCAGTCTCTTCTTGTAGAAGATCGGTTTCATCTTCCTGCACAGGAGTTGGAGCTTGTTCAGCAAAGTAAGAAGTTTTAATAGCTTCCATCTTTGATGTAAACTCATCTACTGATTCGTAAGACACGCCTTCTGAGAGAACACGCAATTTTTCGACTTGTGTGTCTGTTAAATCCTCAGAAACAGTTTTGAATGCGATAGCAATATCAGCCTTTTCTTTCGCTTCACGAACTTCAATCATTTGCTCAACAATGTCGTTGTACTTAGAAGTAGACTCTTCGAGTTTAGCTTCCAAATCTGCAACTACATCGATTTGCTCATCATCGATTTCCATGTTATGCTCAATAACAAGACCTTTGATACTTGTCAATAGTGACTCAGCGACTTCAACTTTAATGTTGGACTCGACTGAAACCTTGTTGTCTTCCATCCAGCTTTCTACTACGTAGTCTAGATATTGGTCAACTTTTTCTACTAACTCGTCTACAGATGCTTCAACTTGCTCCTGCAGATCACTTTCAAACTTTTCTTCAAGTGTCGCTCTTTCAGCAACAACTTTTTCTTGTACAGCCGCTTCAAAAATAGCTACTGTTTGTGTTTTAAAATCTTCAGACAATTCGGTGCCTTCAAATAGACGCTCGACTGCTTCTTTCAGTCCTTCGTCATTTGAGCCCTGTGGTGTTTTAACATCATCTTCGATGTTATCTGCTTTTGGGTCAGCTGCCTTTTTAACATCGCCTTTACGCTTTTTTACAGCGCCACCAGCGGGTGTTACAGGATCAGCCGCAACAGAATCTTCACCAGTTGCTTTGGCTTCGTCCAAGTCTAGATTTTTCTCTAGTTCTTCACTCATTTGGTTTCTCCTTTAATAGTAGGTGTTTATCTATTATATTTATAAAAATCATGTTTTTGACAATGAACTTACAAATTTTTCGAAAAGAGCGGCTGCCTTGATCTCTAGTTCCCTAGTAGATACTTTAGCAGTCTCTTTGATTTCCTCTTCAATCTGATCAAATGCATTTGCCATTGTCCACGAAGAAGATGCTACGTCATAGACCCAGTCAACGCCTTCCATAACACCCTTAACGAATGCATCTGGAGCTGATGGATCTGCAACGATATCTCCGGCAGTTGCTAACATAAAGTCGCCCTGCACTTCCATAACGCCGTCTTTGTTTTGCTTAATTGAACCCATGCCACGTGATGAGATACCAAGGTTTGCACCTTCATCGATAAGACTTTTTACAATCTTACCCATTGGAGTATCCATAACTTTGGCACGACCGATGATGTTCGATCCGTCCTGTTTAAGTTCTGTAAACATATGCGACACACGATCTAGATTGATTGTAGGTCCAGCTGGATGACCCAACTCGCCATATGCACGTTTTGCTTCAACGTAATTTTTATTGTATCTGGTCATCTCTTTGATAAGAGTTGATGCTGGATACATACGCCCATTTCTATTTTTAATGTCACCTTGCATGATAACACCTTCAATGAAATAGTTTTTGCCTGTTTTCTCGCCTTCTTCGTTAAGAATGTCTTCCGAGATATATTGTACGTCTTCAACGATTTCTTTAATTAGTAATGACATGTCTATTTACCTGCCGTCATTGCGAATTGAACGATCTGCATAAACTTCTTACTGTCATCTAGCATGCCTTCAATCTTCTTTTTATTTGATCCATTCAGTTGCTTATGCATAGATAAGATCATCGATGCTGTAGTTAAGTCAACCTTCTGCTTCTTTCCGTCTTTAAACTTGATCTGTCCGATAGACTTCTTTTTGACAATAGTTGCCAAATCTGCGAGGACGCCTTCGACAATTACTTCTTCAGCTTCAGTCTCTTCATAGACTTGCTTATCTTGACCCTCTTCACGATCCGCCTCACGCTTCTTTTTCTTCTTGCCTTTAATTTCACCTGAGAACTGGTCATCAGGTGCGACAGGATGATCACGCTTGTCAACGATATGTTTGTCTAAAAAATTCTGCTCGTCTGGAGACTTTGGTTTGTCTGTAGTCTCAGCAAGCATTTCCTTAAAGCTTTTCATTGTTGCCCCTTACTCTTCGTTTGTTTCTGCTTCTACGTCATCGACAGCTTCAGTCTCTTCAACTTCTACTTCGCTTGCGCCAAACATATCAGCATATTTTGTTTCGATAGCAGATGTCATTTTGTCTGCCATAATATCATCGAACTTAGATTCAAACCCAGTTGCATCTTTTTCGATTGCATGTCTAATCAATTCTTTCACGCTCATTACTATCTCCTTCTTTTATATAACTTATTTATATTCTTTTACAACTAGTCTATTGGATCTTATGTTCTGCGCCAAAATCCATATTTGAATCAGAATCTTCGCCATCTTCAGATGCTTTTTCTTCATCTTCGATGTCTTGACCCATTTTTTCAATTTCGTCTTCATTCATATATAGTACATTCTTACGTACCCAATTTGTTGAGTAGTATTTACCTGTATACTCATCAATATCTCTCAGAAGACCTAGTCGCTCTCTCAAAATCTCACTTGTTTTCAATTCTTCAAAGTGATTATCACTCATGAAGTCATATCGGAGATTAGATTGAATTTTATTCCAATCTTCAGGAGCAATAACTCCTTTCAAAATTAACTGCTTCTCTAGTAACTTGTCGAATAATGTAGAGAATCTTGCTCTCAATCTTCCGATAAATTTACTAAACTTGATCTCATCTCTAGATATTTCTGATGCTCTGCCTAATGAAAAGCCTGCGTCAGATTCCATTCTTGAGATAGGAACGTTCAATGATTTATATAGACGTTTCTGAAAGTACAAAACGTCATCAAGTTCGCCCAAATTCTGACCGCCTGGTAAAGTTGTGATCTCTGTCCCTCTACCGCCTTCACGTCTTGGTAACCAAAAATCATCAGTCATAGACATATGCCTACGATCATCTTTAACATCGCCTGTTGCCATATCATATACGACACGATTTTTATGTTTAGTCATCATATCACGTAGATATTGTTCTGCCTTCATCTTAGGCAAATTACCTACGTCAATATAAAAGATACGTCTTTCAGGCGCTCTTGAAATTCTGTAAATAACAACTGCATCTTCCATCATTCGCAGTTGGTTTAAAGGCTTGTAAGCCTTATGTAAATGTGATAATACTAACGTACTGTTCTCATTAACTAGACCGGAGTTAGCAGAAACGATTGAATCCTTTGCAATCTTAAGTCCTGCCATTCCACCTTGAGTACTGCCGTCAGCGAAACTTTGTGGCTTACTGCCACTGATATTATTGAATCCTTTTTCGCTAAAAATGAAGTATTCATTTTTAATCTTCTTCGCAATAGCTTGGTTGTCGTTTTGTCCAATTTTCTCGTTCTTGTACTCACGAACTTTTCTGATCTTGCGAGGATCAATATATCTTAATTCTTGTATGCCCTTTTTAGGAGCTTTAATGTCTATCATAACGTGATAGTTAACTCTTCCGTCAACGTACCACTTCTGAAATGTCTCATAGCCAGTGTTAGAGAAGTCTAGTAGTTTAAGAATTCCATCGAACTCTTCTCTAATCTTCTTCTTAATGTTGTCAGGTTGATCTAAATCATCTGTAACACATTCGACCACTTTCTGGTCGTTTGTTACTGATATAGCTTCATTAACGACATCATCAACAGCTTGAGAAACTTCAGGCTGTTGCAACATAGTTCTATATTTCTGTACCAGCTCTGCTTCTGATTTAGCAGTGCCGTCCATATCCAAAAATGTACTGATCCCAGTACCTGTTGCGGCGATATTTACAGCGCCGTCATCCGTTTGAGGTGTTACAAAAGATGGAATGTTATCATTCTCATCCTGCTTCCTCTTTATTTCAAATCCAAATAAATCCATAGTTAATCCTCTAATAGAGGGAGAGAAAAACTCTCTCCCCTAATTATTGTCCAATTAAGCGTTGGTGCCGCCGGTGCCAGTAATGCCACCATCAACGTTCCACCAATCATATTGGAATGTCACATCAAATCTTTCAATGTCGTCCGTAGTGTTCCAGTCCATAGCAATTGAAGCAACTGCTGTTGGGAACAGACCATTAAAGTTATACGTTCTCAACGGTACACCAGTTTTTGAGTACTGAGTAATCTGTGCTTGTGACTTATACTCTGAACTCGCCGCTGTTGCTAACTGTCGTGTATTACCTTCGTGTGCATTGATTGAAGCCATCCAGTTTTCCATCGCATTGCGAATTAGGAAGTCTTCATCATTCATGATAGTAACAGTCCATTCAGCGAATGTCCTGTCACCTGCGATTTTTACTTTACGACCGAAATACGGGATCTCGATTGTGCCCAGAGTACTCTCTGGAATTGCTGCCGCCTGTACCATGAAAGGTGTTTTAAGATCGGCTATTGCATTTACAGGGTTTGTAATCTGTACTTGAAATAGCGATGCTTTAGCACCCCCGAAGGTCAGTTGGCTTTTAATTTCATTAATGTTGAAAGCCATTATTCATATCTCCTTTGATTAATATTTATTAAAACTGACCTACTACTTCAGAAAACTCTACGCCCGATCTAACGGCTACAAAGTTAAGCTGAATGAAGTTGATAGAACGTGCTGGCTTGATATAGATATCGCCAACAAATTGGTTACTATCAATGACGTTTGAGGTGTTGTTAGTTTCGTCACAAACAACTCTAAAGTCATAGATACCACGTCTACCTTGAACATCTCGCAAGAAAGGCTCAACTAGGTTCTTGAACTGGGCTCTCGTAAAGTCATCGTTGAACTCAAACAATGTAGACTTAGCGGCTACACCGATTGCTTTCTCTAGTACGATAAACAGTCTACGCACGTTAATTCGATCAAATGCAGATGTAGTAGGAGCATTTGTCTTATCGCCAAACAAGATTGTGCCTTGTCCTGGCTGTGTGATGACTGGGTTAATCTTGCTCTTATACAGAACATCTCTCTGCGCTTTAGCAGGATTCAACTGCAACTTAACAACATTCTTAACGTTTCCTCTGCTATAACCAGCAGGTGAGAACCAAGGATCTCTTACGTCATCTGTTCTAGCACAAAGACCAGCAATATCAGCATTCAGAGGAATCCAACGATATACATCTGAGTACTTGTCATACTGATATTTATATCCGCTGTCAATGACTGCAAAAGTAGATGCTGTTAGACCGTTTGCGAAATCAACCATATTAGCTACGGTAAGATCAGTCAATTCTGGTGAGATACATGCGATACAGTCTTTACGAGTTTCACATACATTGTTAATAATGTGGTTAGCAAGAGTTGTTCCCTTAGCTTTACCTTGAATGATAAGCGAAACGTCAACGTCTGCTGGATCAGTATACAAGTTGTATCCACTGATAACGTCACCTACAGTGATACCAACTTCGTCAAGACCGTCAGCGCCTGAAGTAAGAATTGCTTTGCCGTAAGTTAAGGCTGCCTGTAGCACTGCTTGAGGTGCAGTACATTTAATCCAATCAGATCGATTTTCGAATACGTCTACAGAGAAGTTAGTTGAACCATCAGCGGCAATTGCAGTTGAGCTGGTATCAATATCTTCAAATCTTTCTAAGATAGCTCCTTTAGTACCTGAAATCTTTCCGTCTGCATCTCTTACAACTACGTGCATTCTTGTTGCAGATGATGGAGCTTGATCAAATAGTGATGCGTCTCCCCACTGCGTTGAGAATGTTGAGGCATAGTCAGCGCCGGTAGCAGGATTGTATCGAGATCCAAAAGTAACAGTTCTTTGGAACTTAGTGTTATCGACAGCATCCGCTACTGCGGCTGCAAATGCTGTGACGATCAACTCTTGACCGTCTGATAGGACGATTACATCGCCTACGCTCAAGTAATCTGCGTCAGTGGAATTAACCATCGTGTTAATGATGCCTGTTGTACCGTATGCTGTAATAGATAATGCTTGTGTTCTGGCAGTAGCTCCCATATTAGAACTACCAACACAATGTGATACTTCAATAGAATTGCCTAGTACACCTTTATACTTTGCACTAAAGTTTGTACCAGAGGCAGCAACTGCTGTTGAATCTGTTACACGTGTTACGTACAGTGCATCACTATACGATAAAAAGTTTGCGGCAGAAAACCAAGTTTCATGGTTTGACCACAGTGTAGTTAGATTACCGTCTGTGTAGTAAGAAGCAGGCTTGCCAAAGCGATTAGCTAAGTCTTGCTCTGATGTTACTAGGATACGTTGATCTTCTGGACCCCAACGGAAAACACCTGCGATAGCGCCTTCAGTTGTTGCTACAGCGGGGACGACATTTGTTAGGTCGATTTCGCTGATGTTAACGCCTGGACTTGTTTGAAAAGCCATTTCTCATTTCTCCTTGTTTATTTTGTAAGTTATAAACTTCTTTATTTCTATATTTATAAAAACAGCAATTTAGTAGTTTAACCATTGTGCTGATCCTAACTGTTCCTCTTCAAGGATATCCTCGTCATAAGTATTAAAACCAATTGGTAGAAGGCTTTCCATAAGTTCTTCCTCGTTCCTTGATCTGAGTTTATCGATAGTATTTATGTCTGTGACTTCTTTGAAAAACGCTTGATCGGTCATCCATCCGAATAACACTAGACACATAACTAAATCATCGTGGGCTCCAGATTCCGCTTCATAAGAATTACCACGTCTGGAGAATGTTGAAAGTTCATTTATTGTTTGGAAGTCATTTATTATTAACTGATCTTGCTCAATCAACATTTTAAGCATATTACAGCCTATAGACTTCACATTTTTAGTGGTTCTAATTCCTTTATCAGAATTTTTTGAGAACCCTGTAGATAGTCTTTTTCCCGCCCTTCCTGCCGACTCAGTAAACATTAGCGTATCAACCTCGAATTCATAATGCAATACTTCTGATACTTGTTCGCCAATGTCATTTACCTCTATCAGAGTATAAGCTTCGTTATATCTCTCTATACTTCTATATATGATTTCAGCGTAGTCGATAGGCGTGATATTATTGTCTCTATAAACGCATACTTGTCTGTAAGGCATTTCAGTGACATCAATGATCTGGAATGCAGAATAATCTAGACCCTTACCTCTTGATACGTCTACAATACAACAGTACACGTGTCCTTGTTGAGGTTGTTCGTAGACTTTTACTGTTTGAGTCTGAGCAATAGGTGTCAAATCAACCATAGTTTTAAGCTTTGAGCCTTCAATCAATGTTCCAGAGGAACCTAAGAAAGCACATTCAAATTCTTGCGAGAACTTTTGTTGATCAAAGTCCATAGCCGCAAGAGTTTCTTTTTTCCATTTGTCATCACGACCAGGAACTTTGTTCCAAGGTACTTCAACGTAAATGTAACCATTCCTATCTTCTTGTGCGCCAACACAAGTTTTATAGAAGTGATTCAGTCCGTTAGGTGTAGAAGTGAAAAGAATTTTGGTGGTATTACCAGACGAAATCGTTGGAAAAACAGAAGCAAAGAACTCATCCCAGTTCTCTACGAATGCAGTCTCATCGATATACAAGAATGATATAGATTTACCACGAATAGCACTAGATGACGTAGAACCAGCAATGATCTTACATCCATTTTCAAATTCAACAGAACCTTTGTTCCATTCGATAACGCCCTGTTGTAGCCAAGCTGGGAGTGCTTCGTATGCAATTTTGATTCTATCTAAGATTTCACGTGCCGCATCGCCTTTGTTTGCAAGTAGTGCAACAGTTTTAAAGTCGTTAAAGATGATATAGTGCAAGATTACTGCAACGGCTGTAGTGGTCTTACCAGCCTGTCGAGAGGTGTTAACTGTAACCCGTCTGTTTTCAGTAATTGCTGTACATATCTCTTTTTGGTAGTCATACATTTTGATTGGTATAAGACCATGATCAACGTGTACGATTTGAATATATTTCTCTGAGAAGTATATAGGATCTTTAGCGCATTTCAGAAATTCAGATATCATCTCTTGGGAGAATTCTACATCTGTTCCCTTACGCTTTAGATTAACGTTACCGTTGTAACCTTTTGCTTGAATGCTACTCACTGCTTCTCATGTCCTTTAAGAGTTGTTGGAGTTCAGCAGTAGATCCCACAAAAAGATTATTATTACTCACTGTTTTCTCAGTCGGATTCTTCTCTTCTTCGCTCTCTTGCTTCTTAGTAGACATTGTTACTAAATCTTTGTTCGCATCTACGAGTGTCTTCATAATAGTGGACACTACCTCATAAGCACGTGGATGCTCTGATGCCTTTGCAACATCTAGCATTTGCTCTAGTGCTTCTGTGCCTGTTTCAATGATGTTATAGAAATTTGTTCGTGCGTAGTCATAGTCCTTCTCAACTTTATCGTTGACAGGTCTTAGTTCAGCAATTTCATTCTTCTTAGGAACTACTAAATCACCTTCACTCAAATTTTCTATGGGCTCAAGACCCAAGCTATTACTAATTTCATCTTTTATCATGTTAAGCATCCAATATTTGTACGATACCTGCCCAATCGTCATCAATGTTAATATCTGAATATGGCACAGTGTCCGCAATCTTCGTAGTAGGTTGACCAACACTGGTCAATCCTGGTTGCACGTTCACTTGTTCTTCTGCTACAGTTGCAGTTGTACTAGTATATATGTTATTGTCAACGAACTTAATCATCTTCTTATTTGTGACCGGTCCAAAGAAGAACGCCTTCATTTGAAAGTTTAACGTCCATGTTAGCACTCTCCGGCTTTCAAAGTCTCCTTCATAGCTGTCTTCTGTAGTCACACTCTGTAATACAACAGGAATATCTACATAAAAGTCCATTGAATCGATCATCTTAACACTAACAGTTACATCTGGCTTAAAGAATGGTAAGATTTGCTCAAGTATTTTAGTGCCATCTTCTGTATACTTTGTCATAATGTTCA